TCAATGAGGACGGTATCCGGGACGATGCGCACTGTCATTCCCGTCCGGCCAGGGAAACAACTTCTCCAGCCGGTTGCGGATCTCCTTGCGGAGTGAATCGGACATGCCCGCTCTCAGATCAGGCAATGCGTTGTTGTACACTATCCCCCATATCTGACGGTTATAGATACGGAGATCGCGTTTCTCCCGCATGTCAAGAAAACGTATATAAAGAGGGTAGCCCGTTTCCAGCATTATCGGATCCACCCCCGTTATCTGGAACTCGGCCGCCGCAAGACGGTCACGCAGATGACCTGTACGGCCGGGCACAATTTTATCCGGGCGGAATCTCACCTTAAGTTGTCTTCCTTCCCGGTAAATACCTCTTTCCGCAATATCCAACTGCCGTTGATAAATGGTCTTGAAGTCACGGGACAGGGTTCTTTTGAAGAACTCCTCCCTCACAGGGTTCCATCCGTCACTCATTCCGTACCAAGTTTAAACGACACACTCCAACCGCTGTAATCCGTATAGAATCCTGTTTCCGGGGTAGTGGTCATCCGGTCAAGATTACGCATAAGACAGCACCCCCTGTTCCTGTCACCACGCATCACATTCTTGATGCTCTCGACAAGGGGCTGTGTATCTTCCAGCACCCGAACCGGACCACGGCGCTGCATATCCATACGGTCCATCAGAAATATAAGGCACAAGTTATCCTCCTCCACATTGTCCGGATCCGTACCTGTCTCCTGTGCGGACGGTACGACCACGAACAGAACCGGAAGCTCGTCAGAACTGATACTTTTCAGACAGTCGCTCATGTCCTGGTCCACATTCACTACTCTGACGGAATGTATGCCTGGTACACGCCGCATGACATTCTCATAATACTCACGATAGGTTTTCAAACTGATCATAGGCTCTATCTTTTGGAATGTAATTTCTCAAACTTCTTTCTGTAAAGGAAAATAAGGATATCCCAGAACGGTGTCGCCCTCACCTCTGCATAGTTCCCGAATGCCCCGTTCTCAGCGATATCCATTCCAATGCCCGTCCAGCCGGTATGGTCATCCGCTTCCGGCTTCTCATCTTTTCGGAAAAGAATCCGCAAGTTAACCGTTTCACCGTCAATTTCCAAAGGCTCCTCCCGGATGATGGCGAACACATTCATAAAAAACAGATAAGCATGAAGGCAGAGCAGAATTGGCGGTTCCGCACCTTCCCTTCCCGTATAAAGAGCTTTTCCGAACTCCCGTAATATCATGTCCCTGTCGCCGCCACCCTCATCACCCATCCGTCTTACCAGTGCCATGCACTTGCAGAAGGTGTCAAACGATACCCCGTTGAGCATGTCTTCCGGTCCGTGAAAGCCGTTCCATTCCGGAAGGAGGTTGATTCCGGTACTCAGGTCCAGCCGGAAAGATTTTCCCTCACGAATAACGAACGGATCCGTCAGGGACAACAGTGCCAGCGTTTCCTTCCATGTGGATGGAGGAAGATGCCCCATATCAACTGGGAGTGCCAGAAAAAGAGACAGAATTTTCAAACGTATCCCGGGTTCCGACAATATATGCTGGTTAGCCATGGTGGCGATCTCCAGATAACGGTAATACTGGGCAGGTGTCAGTTCCTCAAGCGTTTCCGGCACACTCACTTGTCTGTTCTGATAATATATTACACGCATAAAAATCAAAAGGTTATCCCCTTGCTTTGAAGCGTGGGGCCTGAAACATAGAAATCAACCTCCTCAGGCGCGGCGTCCAAAGCCGCCACCGTATCCTGCAATTCCTGAAGATACCGGTCGGCATCGGCCTGAAGACTGTCCGCCACACTTTTCCGCGCCTCTTTCTCTGCCCGTAACTTTTCCTTTACAGTTCCGGTCTGCTGCACCTGTACGATACCTTCCGGAATAACCTCTACAGGCAGGCGATCAACCGCTTTCTTGATGGCCAACAGTGCCAGAGGTCGCTGGCATTCCTCCAAAAGAGTGTCACATACGTCCGGATCCCTTCTGACAAGCCAATCAAACCGCTCCTTTCCGACAACAGGCAGAATTTCTGTACGCTGTATTTCACGCAGGATGGGAACCAGTATGAGAAATAGACGGTGGCTGCCGATATGATAGAACTCGTCAAACTCGTCCTTGGTACGGATGAGCAATCCGTTCATCTGTCTTTTAGCCAGGCTTTTTTCCCAGAAGTCAAACTGCTTATCCTCCAAGAATCCTACCAGAGCATCCACCGACTCATACGCCAGATTAAGTATGTTCATTTCATCCTTATATTCCTGAAGGGCAGTCAGCCCCTTCTCATTCTCTCCCAGTTTCCTCTGCCTTCCGCTACCGCCATGCTGTGCATCCAACGTGGGAACAACCTTTACCCATGCGAAATATGCCACGGCACGCTGCGCCATGAATACAAGTTCCTCTTTCTCTGAATCCAGGTCTTCATCCCAATAAAGGTCGACTATCGCCGAAAGCACGTCCGCCCCGATAATACAGGTCAGCTGGCGTGCGGCCAAAGGCAGTACCGGCTTCCACTTGGAATAGTCCAGGCTGTCGGAAATCATTCCCAGCGCCGCAACAAGCTCCTGGCGCCCTTCTCCGTTTCTGTCGAATATCATTTTCATAACTTATATATTTTCTTTCATACGGTTTCCCGGCGACACGTTCTCTTCCTGACTCACCACATGCCTGTACAGTCCGATACGTATATCTGTTCCCGGCCAGTTAGCATTGATATACTCCTGCACCGGCTTGCAGAGTATCATGTCCGGAATAGCCGTTTCAGACGCATTGTAGACCTTGATGGAATACAGTTTCTCGCTTCCACTGCTCAGTTTGTTTTCCAAAATGAGGTTCGCCAGCACCGGATCAATTCCGAACCCGGAGGTGGCAGCAGCGTCAGCCTTGTTGCTGATTCTGATCTGTGCCTCGATGTAATCCTTCACCTTCTTATCAATAGGAGTCACCTTCCATCCCTCAAAATCGTTGGCTTCATCGCTCCAGAACCGGGTGGTGTGCATATATTTTCCCACATTCTTCATCCCGGTAATACCTCCGGCAAATTTCTCCATGCATTCATCCTTGTAATCCTCCAGCATCTTGGCCGTATAGGTTTCCCCACGCTTGCGGCATACGGATTTCAAACGTTCCTCCGCCTTGTCCCAATACCCTTGTGGAGATTCTATATGCAGACTGAGCGCGCTGGAATTCAGATTATAGTTATGCAGTAATGGTGCCAAGGTACCGGCTATTTCCAGCCAGTCAAAGGCTCCCAGAAAACGCGGGGTACTAACAAAATCCTTACAGAAGGAATAGATGTTGTAATATCTGGCCGACACCGGATATCGGAAAGGATCTGCCGGATCAAACATGGGATACCTCTCCATATATTCAGGATCCGGGAAAGGGAAATCTCCCACGACAATGCCTTCCGGATCATTTTTCCCAGGGGGAGGGTACAACAGTCTGGCACGCTGGTAAGGGATATGCTCCAACCTTAGTAGCTTCCCCCGCCCGCCAATACGGGGCGCACGGTTGCGGACAAACTTGATAAAGAAGCCCTGCATGTGGGTGAGATCAACCAGACAACGGTGCATACAAATCCGATAATCCCAGGAAGACATGTCCGACTCAATATCAGGTGCAAGCACCCATTTTTTGTAGAAACGGTTGTCCGTATCATCAATTGCATCCTCATAGAACCGGGGACCGTCCCCCCATTGCAGACCGGCAATCTTGCCAAGAATACCCTCGCCGGCATAGAACCGGTCAAGCAGGCGCATGACCTCTCCGGGCATGTCATTGTTATCCCCCATCGGAACGATATCATATCCGGCCACACTCATTTTCCTCGTGAAACAGGTGTTACGGTTATGGTTCAGCATGATACTGGAAGGTTCCCATCCCTTACCACGTCCTGAAATGTCAAAGGAATAAAGCGATCCATTGCCGGGGTCCACAAAGCCGAAATTTCCGCTACGTCTTACCTCCATATTACAAAACTGTTTTCTGTCCGTTAAATTCCACTACCAGAATCTGCCAGCAGTTCAATGCGTTGCCTGTTTCCGTATCGACAAGAAACAGTTTATGACTGGCATTCTCTATTTTTTCATCAGAAGCCTTGGAACGAAGCCTGGCCGCTTTCAAAAACACCAGATCACCGCCAGACTGTTTCTGACGGTTGTATTTCCGGAATTTGATACTGAATGTCCCTTCAGCTTTGCTCACCGCTTTCATCTCCTCGACTGCGGTATATAAATTAATTTGTCCCATATTCGCTATTTTTCAAGCAAATATGGGACAAATGCAATATGGGATAAAGGACAGGACTACTTGCTTTGTGGATGTAATTTCTCTATCAGTCCTGCATAGAACCGAAAGAATTGCACCAAATCCAGATTTCTTTTCAAATTGTCCGGTTCCATCAGCTCAAAGTCATCCAACAGAATATCCGTCAATTTCTCCGTATGCTCCCGAAAGGAACCGGGCTCATGATCCTGTATATTAGCCAGCGCATCTATCACTTGATCTGTTATGACAGCATTCGGGTTAAATCCTTCTTCTTTCATTTCAGGCCTCCTTCCAATATCTTAGGGTTTGTAGATTCACAGAAACGGAACTCGCCGCGTATTGGATAAATATGAACTATGAAGACAGTATTATACGGATTCTTATCGGGATAGACCTCAATATGTATATCATTGTTTCTGGAAACATCCACACGAAGCGGTTTGGTTCTTGGAAACTCTTCATCCAACATGGACGCTTTGGCACGAACACTCTCAATAAAGGCATCACGTGACAGTTCATCAGGAATCAATACATGAGTGAAAGTGGAAATCCACTGGTTCATAGCCCTGCCTTTATTGTTGACAGACAGGTAAGTTTTGGGCTCATCAATAAAGAATTTCATCTCAGACCTCCTTTCCAAGCAAGATGTAACGACACAACAAACCAAGCCAGGCAAAGCAATGCAGGAACAGCCGACACAAAACCGGCACATACCAATGCAGAAAAAGCTAAGGAAGCATGAGCCATAAGGCACACCTGACGGTTAGACACTGATTCTTCAAGTACGGAAGAAAATAATTGATTTTCACGGTTCAGCCACATAGTTAGGACTGACGATTTGCTCACGACATTTATGTCGGTAGCAGGAATTGAAACTGTTTGTTTCATACGGTTTGATGTTTGACATTTTAGGCAGAAAAAGAACGGCTGCCATCTCCCGTGTCGTCAAACATCAAACCGTGTCACTCCGTAGAGCAATTAAGTTTTGGGAAAGGCAGCCGTAGACTTTGCACAACAAGTTGCGACTTCTACAATATCCTTTATATGTATTATCATTTTCGTGACTTTACGAAAATGGTTCTGTATAGGCATAAAAAAAGCCCATTAAAATATGAGCATTAACCGCGCTCTACGTACTTGACGAACAAGTTTGATGTTTGACTCTGCAAATATAATGATAATATTCAAAACCCTAGCATCTATTCATAAATTTCTTTATTATCCTAAGTAGAAAACGGTATTTTTTAGTTCTACATTTTGTTGTTTATCTACATAATCAGTTTATTTTCAGTTAATAATGAAGTAAAACCAAAATCTTTAAAGTCACACATCCAGACTCTATGCGGGCCGCTCAGAAGTCCCGGGGCAATTGCCCCGGGCAATTTTCGTGAAATATGACAGAGAAAAACGGCGGGATGCCTGGTACGGACAGAAATCACTCCTCAAAACCGGGAATATAGGGATTTGCATTATTGCCACGGGCAATACGGACAATGCGACGCCAGTTTCTGCGCATCATCAGGTATTTGAAAGCGTCACTGAAATTGGTAGAAAACATGGGAAGTTTCTTCGGGGCAAGCTTTTCACTCTTCTTGATCTTGAACACCACCTTGGTTTCACCCTTATAGCGGATGCCGGCTGGGGCTTTCTCAACACTGCTGACCATTTCACGGCAATTCACCGCATCAACCAGCAATCGGGGCAATTGCCCATTCTCTCCCTTCATCAACTCCTGCATGAATCCGTATTCCTCCGACTGGGGGATGATACTCTGTCTGCGGCTCATCAGAATGACGGTCCATCCGGTCCGCCGACCATCGGCATCCTTCTCTATGGCATCCTTTATCTTCCTGGCATAATCCTCCCCCTGTCTTTCAAAATTATTGCCGGCCCGGTCATAATACAACGACAGTTCCTTACATTCATGTGAAGCAAAGAAATCCAAGAACTGGTCAGCCAGCTCACGGAACCACCCAGGAGGTATCTCGAAAAAGTTTTTGTGGCATCGGTAATACGCTCCGTCTTCCTGCCCAATCACGAATGAAAGCATGTTGCCGAAGTCCATACCGCCATCCAAAGGTTCATCATGCCGCAGATAGCGCAACTCCCGACTATTTTCCGCCGGCTCTCCTCCGGGACTTCCGTCGTAATACTTATGCCTTTGCCCGAACAGCACATAGAAACGGACATCACGCCGGAGACCGGGCCGCATACCCAGCACCGACTTGCAGAACTCATGCAGTTCAAGAGTACCTTGATATAAGTTTCGTATATATTCCGGGGTCAGGATATCAACATTGACCAGAGAGGATGCGTTAAGAAAAAAGGTTTGTCCGCGGCGCAATTTGCGCAAGGCCCGATCATAATAATCTATTTTCCTTTCCAGACGCGCCAGCACGGAGTGACTGGGATTGTCTTTCTTCTGCTCGCGCAGTTGCTTCAACAGCAGCCCGTTCCGTTCAAAAGCCGCCTGTACAATCAGAATTATACGATCTGGATCCATATTGGGTGCATAACGGAAATACCAGTCATATTCCCCCTCGTTGACATCCGGCATATCAGTGGTGATCGTCAGACCAAGAAACAGATGCGATGCCCCGTAAGTGAGAGAATCGCCACGTAGAACAGGCATGGCACGGTTCACCTTCTCGTCCTTGTCATATTTTGACTCGTCATAAAACAGATGGACCACCGATTTGCCGGCAAGCAGTGAAGGGTTATCCAGCGAACCCATAAAAATAACACTGCCATTCCAGAAGGAATAGCAGTTCCGGTAATCATTGACAATTATGGAGCATTTCGCCTTCCAGGAGGCCGGCGGTTCCTTTCCACGGATATAATGCACCCCCTCGTACAGCCCCATCATTTCCCATCCCTTCTGTACGGCGGGCATGATGTTGTCCTTCAGATTGGCATAAGTGTTGGCGACAAAAGCGAAAGGCGCACCGGGCATTTCCCAGATACACCTGTATGAACGTCTGGACTGTATGACCGTACTCTTGGACATACCACGCCCGGCTATGACAATCAAAATGGTCGTATCCACGAAATCGGTCAGCATCTGGACATTATGGCTGAATTTTACATCCACATCCTCATCATTCGCTATCTTCCTCGCTAAATTCCTCGATATCATAAATCATACGTTTTTTCAAATCAAACTTTCTTATCCGTGCGTCCTCTTTCAGATTATCACGCACAGCAACAGGTATCTCCGGTATCGAGTCGATGAAACCCTCCAGTTCCTTTCTATCAATGGCGGGAACGCCCAGATCCTCACGGTTGGCCGTATAGATATCAACCTTTTTCTGGTTTAGAAGCTCTTCCGGTATCTCCGCCTGTTCCTTCCTGAAGCATCTGCGGTATTCACCGGCAAGTTTCAACAAGGCCCTTGCCTCCTTGATCTTGCCGGCCAGGAAAGCGGCGTCCGCCCACTTCTCGGCACGCTCGGCATACAGGGCAGCAAACGCCTCCGGACGGATGTTGTCTTGGGTATAGAAAAAATTGATGCTGTCATTATACACCTGCCGGGCCATCCAGTCGGACAGGCTGTACGGCTCCGACTTCAGCAGCCTGATTATTCCTGCCTTTGTCACCATCCTGCCGTTAGTGAAACGCATCCTGGCACGCAGACCACGTACCATCTCCATTAGAGAGAAATACTCCCTCTCTTCCGGACGCAAAGAATCCAGCGTTCCGGTGGAAAGAATGCGCTGGATCTGATTCAGATCAACCTTTTCAAAGTCCACTCTTGAAGGTCTGACCGGCAATTCACTCATATTCATCCATATCTTTTAACAGATTCTCAAACAAACGGCGTTCCTGGATCTCCGTTAGCAGCTTAACGGCATCAATATTCCCGTCCTCAGCTGCTTCGTGCAGCTTTATCTCGGGAGCGGTCCGTGAGACAAGCACGCCTTCACGGATCAGCCCTCGAATGGTGGTTCCTGGAATACCGGCGTCATATACAAAAAGAAAGCATTCAGAAGCGTCAAGGCCAAGATAGGCGGCAATATCCTCCGGCGCATAACCTAAAGAGGCCATGCGGCGAACATCATTTTTTTGCTCTCCAGTTAGAGCCAGGCTGTCAGGGGGAATATCATTCATAAGATAATTTGTTCAAACATTCTTCTAGGTACGCCAACTCGCATTTTTTTGCAGACAGTAAATGGGCAAACTCGCCACGGTCACAAGGGTGGGAGAAATGCTCCATTTTCAGGAGTAGCCCATTGATCCCGTCCTCCAGCGTCCCCTTCCGAAATATCAGTTTTTTTTCTGTTTTCCAGTTCCTTTTCGGCGGCCGATTTCATAGATTCCCATTTATCCACTGCCGCCAATGCCTTCGCACGTTCCTCCTCACCTTCAACGGTTTCAAGCTTCTTCTTCCATTTGGACACGTTGCTGGCCGCATTCTTACGGATATTCATCACCTCAAGATCACTTTTGTTGGAAAGCTCGTCAGAAGCTAGATAGACGGCAATACGGGGATGTTTCCCGAGCAGCACATGATTGTCACGGTAATATTCCAACTCCTCCCAGATACTCCGGTCCTCCAGGTAATTCTCCACAGTTGTTTTGGCTATGGCAAATGCCTGTTCCAGCTCAACGTCATCCGGCAGTTCCCCCAGTTCCCTGAAAGTTTTTAGATAAAGGTCATAGGCCGTGAACATATCGGCAACCAGTATTTTCAGTACATCCGGACAATCCGGAGAGTTGAGGAAGGGGAAACGGTCACGGAAACGGATCACATTTTCCACAACCGGGGTAACAGGAACATTCACTGCGGTTTTCTCAGCCTTGATCTCTTCCACCACTATAGAAGCTGAAGATATGTGGGGAGAGTCCACTGCCTTCCGTTGCATTGTCCTGAAAGCCGTTTCCGAAATTCCGGCAAGCTTGCGCAGTTCCTCCATCAAGGTGGCACGAAGCAGGTCTGTTTCGGCATTCCGCCGGAAAGTGGCTTTCAGCATCAGATTAAGCCCGTACTCCTCGTACAAAGCAATCCCCTCACGATACGGACGGGGACCGCTCAGATAAGCTATAATTTTTTCTTTCATACGATAAAATTTACAATGTACCATACAAAGAAAAAGCCCGGCAATTGCCGGGCAAAAGACAGGTCGAATAAAAACAGCTTTCAATAAGAAAGTCTGAGTGAACCTATTTTTTGAGAAATGTCTTTCAGCGCATGATTGAATCTGTCCAACTCCTCTTTCAGTTCCCCATGGATGTGGTGAACACTGTTAATACTATATTGCCGCATCTGATCAAAACTGCGCCACCTCGTAATACTTGAAGAAATAATACAATGCCACCTTATGCCATTTGGTCAGGTCCTTGTCTCCGGAAAGTATGGACGATACCGTACATTTGTCAATCCCGGTATAATTACTTAGGTGCTTGGCCTTCAGCCCTAATTTTTCCATACGTTTCCTGACCCATTCGACAGTAATGCCGTCAATATCCTTGCGGTCAAAATTAACAGCGGAAACTGTCAGTTTCCAGTCTTCCGGAATCTCACCTTTAAACATTTCCCGGACACGCTCGTGAAGTTCCTTTTTGGAAAGGAACTGTCCATTCACCAGATCCTTCTGCTCCGCACGGACAATCAGACGGCCTTCGGAGAAGGAAACAATTTCAATTACAATATGCGCCATACGTGCATACTGTCTGGCAAACTCATCAAGTCTCTTTTTAACCTCTGGAGAAAGAGGAAGTAAATCCAAATTTTTCATACTGCATCAATTTACGATTGATTATCGGAATATTTGTTTTTAATCTGTAAAAGGAAGGGCCGAAGCCCTTCCCGTCACAATTTGACAAGTCTTAAATGCGTCAGGTCGAAAATCGCGATCTGCCTGTTTTCACGTCCGAAGCGCTTGGCTGCTTCCAGATCTGTGAAAATCCGGATGCTGTCGAAATAAAACTGTCCGTTTTCTTCATTCAGCCATCCGCCGACTTTCCTTTCGTGCTCTAAAGCATGGTTAAGAACTCTTCTCAGACCATCTTCCCCGAAACTGTCCTGAGTTTCAAGATAAGCGACTGAGATGCCTTTTGTGACCTTTTTTAAGGTTGTAAGGTCAACCGTGAACCCTTCCGGGTTCTGTCTTGCTATCTCCTGGATAGCCTTGAACAATTGTTCCATAATTAAAAGAACTTATGCGGACGTCACCCGCGTTTGTTATGACACTGCAAATATACGAAAAAGTTTGTTACTGGCAAACATTTTCGTATATTTGAATAATAAAAAAAAGCGGAACCGAAGCCCCGCTTTCCTGAAATAATGAAACCTCACTAAAATAAGAATATGACTTATGCCTGATAACGGCTCTGCTCAATCCATGTACATGTACCGGAACCGGATTCAAAAGCCTGAAGGGTTATCTGGCTGCCCGGACTAGCGGTGAAGGTTTCTCCGCCACGCAGCAGGAACTGGCCGCCGTGAGCAATTGTCGGAGCCACGCCTGACGCTACACCCAGCAGGGTCATCACTGCACCATGCCGTCCGCCGGTCACTTTATTTATTTCCGCTTCACCACCCTGAAGCTGATATTGCCCTTCCGCCGTAAACGGGATGGTAGTGGCAGACGCGCTCACACTCGCCACCGGTTCTTCCGAAGGAACAGTACCCTTATAAATGGCGATGTCATCCCCTTTACTGATCTGGGTAAAAGTGAATTCAGAGGAGTTGGCATCCTTGTTACCGGTATAATTGACTCCCATCTGCATGGGATTGCAGGGAGAACCGAACAGATCCTTGTCCTGACCGTCACAGTAGCTCATTATCACGATACATTTCCGACCGAGCCAGTTGGTCTTGAACTCACGGACCGCCTGCTTGTTTCCCGGATGGTTCCCCTTGACCGTAGGGGTGAAACCAAGTGCGTCAGGATCTCCGTCTGTATTGCTTGTAACCTCCACGGTACCGGGAGTGAAATAGATGTCAGTAGAATAACATCCAGGCTTCAATTGTATGTTCTCGGTCATCAACACACCGGCCGAGTCACGTGCCGGGAACACCAGAATATCATCCACATCAATGATACTCATCATGTCGCGCGGGTTGATCCCTTTACCCGGATTACCTTCCGGGCGCTTCACTGCTCTTTTAACGTATGCCATAATTATAACAATTTAAAATGAATAACAGGGGCGGATTACTCCGCCCGTAAATTTAACCACGTGCCACCTCATAGAATTTGCCACCTGCATAAGTCAGCATGATAAATTTGCCGGCGCTGAGCGTCATGGCATCAGTCAGGACAAAATTACCACTATTATCGATAGTGGACGCATTCGTATTCCCGGCCCCGTGAATGGTATACACCTCACCTTCCACCGCATCTGTGAAATTCGTGATTGCCGTCGCTTTGGTATTGGTTCCCGTTACGAACACCGTGGCACCCTCCAAGGATGGAGTGGTTGCATCGTTGGCGAACTGTAATGCACCGGAAGCTGCCGTATCACGTCCGATTTCGATGAATTTCCCGTCAGAACGTTTCATCAGACGTATGGTGTCCCCTTTCTTCGGTATCCAGTCGGCACTGATCAAGCTGAACTTATCGGATTTGGTGATCTTTACCCCCTTGTCCTCGCTGCCACACTTGATGGTGACAATCTTACCCACTTCGGCGTTCTCAATATCCGTAATGGTGAACAGGCTGGTGTTGGCCACGGTCTGTACACTGGTATGCAGGGCTACGTTCGGGTTTTTGTCCTTCTCCCCGTCAATGAAGGAAGATGCAGGCCGGTCATACTCGTTACAGAAGATCATCTGGCGGCTGCCGTCCATATCCTCTTTTTTCGTATATTTGAAACCTACCGCACGCGCCCAGATGGATTCCTTCCACAAGGACCATACCTTAAGCGTCCAGTCTTGTTGTTCCAAGCTGAAATTTGTCATTTCACCGGCCACATGCTCGAAGCATTTGATATTGCCCTCCATCGTCCAGAAAATACGCTGGTGATTGTCTGCGTTCGGAATCGGAATCAGCTTCACAGCCGGATATTCCTTAACGTACATCATATTGGCCTTGTAATCCTGGTTCACACCATAGTGCAGCTCGTTGTATTTGTGATACCATACTACCATATAGCTGGGAAGATACAGGGCCAGCTGCCCGCTGTCACGGTACACGGCAGGAATCATTCCCGTACCCTGGAACAGTTTCTCACCGATATTGGCTTCCGTGATCTCACCCAGCACAAACGGCTTGATCTGGTAAACGGTCTTCCCGTTATTAATGTCAATGAAACCGTCAACCTTCTTTCTCAGCCATTCATAAAGCCCGTCGGCCGCTTCCATGGCGCGTCCCGGCTTGTTAAGGTCAGGATCCTTGCGCACGCCGTTGATACGGCGCAGCTCACGCTCGTTATGCAGCTTCTTGGCTGTTTCCGCCAGAATGTATTCAATGAACGACCATTTGATCGCCTGTGATCCTTCCTTGTTGAGAGAGCCGATCCAGGTCTTTTCCAGCTGCTTCAGGTCACGGAACTTATGGGCGAACATGACACTGAACATACGCAATGTCTCGTTGTCGAACTCATATTCACCTTTGGTCACATTGTCGAAATCACTGGAGGTGTTGTCAGCCTGCGAGAACTCACCCAGCCAAATGTTGACCAGAGTGGCCAGATCCTGATATCCGCTCTCCACCGGGAAGATGCTCTCGATACTGGGGAGCTTGGTCAGGAATGACTGCAAACGGTCCTGCCAGCGGATGCGGTAGAACGCACCAAGGTCCTCCTTCAGACGGCCGTAATCCACGGAACTTTCCGCACGGACCTGAATATTGATTCCCTGACTTGCGAGCAGAGCGGCACGGGCACGCATGTTATACGGACGATCCAGCGCGAACATCTCACCCTGCATACCTCCAAGCTGCTTGTCATCATCCAGGTTGAAGGCACCGGCACCCGTATTTTGTTTCAGACCGGCACCCGCACCATGGTCCGGCTCCGGCAATGCGCTCAGTACCGAAATCTTCTGCTTCAGCTCCGCTATTTCGGTATCTTTCCGGGTGATGGCCTGCGTCTTTTCCCCGTCTGTCTTTCTTATTGCATCCAACTGCTCCTGCAAGGAAGCCATTTCGGATACTTTCTGCGCCAGCAGACCACGAATCAGCGCCTCTCCCGAGTTCTCAACAGGACCGGCCTGCTGTTCCTCATCCTTAAAACCATTTTTCAACGCTTCCCCGAAAGGAGTTATGAACTTCTCATCGAAGCCAAGTTCTTTCAGCTTGGCTACATCATCGGCATCGAGGATATCCTTGTCCTCAGCCTTCTTCCACTCTTTCAGCCCCAGCAATCCAAGGATTGCGCCGGCAAAGGTGGACATTTTAGAATACTTTCCCATAAAAATAAAAAATTAAAAGATTTGATTTGTCTTGTTGATGACGGACTGCGCCAGAATCCAGCGCGCAGCTCCCTCCAAAGTGTTATAACCGTCCGCCAGTCCTTCCCTGACCGCTTCATCACCCATAAAGGTCGCCCCGCGGAACACGGGGGAGTCCTTGTCATAAGCGATGGAAAGGTTCTCCGAAACGGTCCGGCAGAACATCATGTGCAGTTTTGACAGCTTTTCCTTATAAGGTTCCTCGTTATTGTTTTCCGCAATCTCCCGGTGTTCCCTGTTTTTCAAGTCGGCCGAATCCGGGTAAATCTCCCGATAATCGATTCCTTCTTTTTTCAAGGCCTCCTTGGCATTATAATAGGTACCCACAACACCGATACTACCCACCTCGCACATCAACGAGCCAAGAAAGCGCTTGTCTGCGGCTGATGCCAGCCAAAAATGTGCGGAAGCACAAGCTCCGGCAATGTAAGCGACTACGGGTTTGGGACATTCGGATATCATTTTTGACGCATTGTCCAGACCGGTAATCATTCCCCCCGGTCCATTTATCCACAAAATGATGCCTGCAATACGGTCATTAGCTGCCGCCTGTGCAATATATTCCTGAAGGCGGAACGTCTCCCAGGAATAGAGCGTCCCTTCCAGCACAATAACGGCAACCGAATCGGAAGGAAGACCGCTGTCTTCCAAATTCCACCGCCCCACAAAATTCAGATCCGATGCGTATGCGGTCACGGTATCTTTTTCAAAAAATGCCTCTACCTCCTTAAAATTGCCGGAATGTATTGAAGGAAGGATCAGTGAGACCAGATTGTAATAATCCTCTCTAGCCATGGCCCATTTTTCATTGAATATTAACTGAATACGATTCATCCGTTCTTTTTTCCTGCAAAATAAAGAACAGATCCATCCATGAACAAGGACACGGAGAAGCGGTCATCACACCCGGTCATGAAAAGACCGTTTTTCCACATAAAAACACCTCCAAAAAGGACATGGAAAGGACAAAAAGACACGCTACGTTACATAAAATTATCTGTGTTTATATTCCCGAACGGAGGTTTTACGGCGCATCTTCCGCCGCCAGCGCTGGTAATCTTTCAGAAGTGCTTCCACGCTCAGACTCTCAATGCAATACTTCCGGAGAAAGTACCAGGCCGAATTGATGTAGTCTATACCATAGACATGTTTGTTTTCATCAAACAGGTCATGAAGCTCCGCACGCATCATTGTGTTTATCTTCCTGGAAAGTATTTTGGCTCCCCTCTCGCCTATATAATTATAGGTAGCCAAAGGCTTGCCACCCGGAAGGTGTGCCTCTCGGCGCTCCGGCAATACAAGCTCCAGATTTCCGCTATCCACAGGGCATCCGGCAGGACGTTTCTGCAAAAGATCATAGACGAAATGGTACAAATCAAGATCTGAAGGCAGGCGGACTACCTTGCTGTCCGGGGTTCCATACTTGCCTATTAGATATTCGGCTAAATAATTTTCTATCGTTATCTTCGTGGTAATCATATACTTATGTGTTTATACAAAAGTAATGATTTAAATTGAGATAGTCAAAGAACAACCGGCTAAAGATGGACCGGCTTCCAAAAGAATCATGAAGGCCGTTGCAACACCCCTTGAAAAACAAAGGGGGAATTTTCGTGCAACCGTACGATCTGATGATTAATATTATTGTAATATATTGAATATCAATATATTGTACACTGCACAATTCGCGCACGATTTTCGTACGAAATGTAAAACCACGCACAAAAAGCCATAAAATACGTTTTTGGACAAATCGAACGGAATCGTGCAAAAATCGTGCAGACATAAATATTTATATATCAATATATTATAATCAAAAAAAACGCAGTTGCACGATTGCACGAAAATTTCTTCATTTTTTATAAGGGTATATTTCTTAAAAGTTAAAAAATAAAAAAAAGAATATATAGGCCGCCCGTTTTCGAACAGATCGCACGATTGTCCAAAATGTTTTTTCTAGGGAAAAAGGGGTATGAGGGGAAACAAAAAAGTCCGGAAAACCGGACTTTTAAACTATATGTCTTCAGGATAAAATGCCTGCGTTATGAATTCGTATTCCCGGGGGAGCGACCGCACGCCCACAATAACACACAAGCCTCTGGCAGCCATTTCATAGAGCCTCTGGTTGGTCACAGGGGAGTTCCTGAAGTTATACTGGGCGCACATCACGAAATAAGCCGTGGACAGGTCACAGGAATAAAGATCCTCCTGTATCAGCTTGACCGCATCACTAGGTATCAGGGCAAAGCCCAGCCTGACCGCAAGCCTTGAAATCATCTGTCTGCGTGTCCGGACATCAGGACATACCGCCACAAAAATTTTATTCTCTTTTTTCAGCATATTGCTTCCTTTTTATTTGCATATCTCACTAAAAATCACTAACTTTACAATGATATAAATTGGGATATATCATACATTTCTATCCGAGTAGAAATGCCTGTAAGGGACCGCAGGCCGCCAGGCCGGACAACGCCGGATCTCACTCCTGTCATCAGAAAACTCCAGCAATGCGTCATTAATGCTCTTGTGGAACAGCTCCTCTATGATACACATTTCGGCCACATCCATGAACAGTTCCAAAGAGCGGGCTGTGCAGTGCTCGGATACAATGATGGATCCTCCCTCGGGAATCCGGAGCAATAACTCCGTCACCCGGTCATAAAACCTTTTGAAACGGCCCGGATCACGCCCGGCCAGAGGCATTACCTTTTCCAATATTTCCTGATAACTTCGTGCCATGTCAGTAGTCCAGTCTCAAATTTCCCGGAAGATCAGGATCCAAGGGATCTTCTCCCGGTTGTATGATCTCCTTGCCGGTACCGACCGTGAAATACTCCACTCCGCCGGACTTGTCATCCACGATAGGACGTCCGTCCTTATCGACCTGATAGGGGAGTCCGGTCTTGCTGTCATATTTCTGGGGGTTAAACACAAAACCTTTCCATTTGCAATACATGACGAATTTTTTCTTGAATGAGGCAGGGGTATTATATTTCCGCTGGGCCGGATCATACAAGCACAAGGCGTCGAACAGCTCCTTCTTCACCAGGCGGCAACCGATATGCTCCGGTGCAGAGAAATATTCGTCAGCCCAGGAAATGAAGGTTTCCCCGATCTCCTGCCGCAGTTTGCGCTCCTCAAGCCGTTCTCCAGGAGCTTGGACCACACCGAACGTCAGATACAGTTGGATACAGTTGGCCAGCAGGTTCCAGCACAGGTTCCACTGGTCAAAATCCCACTCGGTAAAGAACAACGCTCCGAAATCGTCAACCGGTTTGTGGCTTTCATTATAAAAATCGGAAAAGGCCAACAGCCACTGGCGATCCGTGAAAGAGGAGCCGGTTCCGCGGATGGCATGGTTCGTGGCAATATAGATTTTGGGAGACTGCGAGAACGACAGCGTGATACGCCGCCCTCCCTTATAGTTAACACTCCAATCCCCGGTAATGTTCGGAAACAGAAACTCGAAGTTGAAGTTCTGAAGCACATCATCAATAAACACCAGCTTGGTTTTCTCCATCACGTCATTCCATACAAACTGGTCTTTGAATATGTCGGAGTTCTTTCCGGGAATATAGGCTATAGGCATGACGTTCCTCATGAGTTCCCCTATAAGGGACTTTCCGGAACGCCCGTTTGACTCGCCGACCTCCGACTGCTTTCCATCCATACCGATCACCGCACGCGCCACATTGGAATCCTTCGCTTCCATCAGCATGTACCCGATGGCGCACAGTTTGGAAAGCAGATGGATATGGTTCTCGTTCTCCTCCTCGGGAGTCACCTCGCCGCTTTTCTTCCTCCATGTGAAATTGCTGGCATTGATCAGGAATTGCAGATAATGGCAGCGGTGTCCGTCTTCGGTCAGCTCATAGGAATACGTATCAGCGTCCTTCCTGAAGGTGACAAGCTGTTTTCCCAGATATTTGGCCGGATAGTCACGTCTCTGCTCCTCCCAGATATGATGTGAGATATTTTCATAGCCCATTTCCTTTACGCTGTCACGGGTGACCAGCCAGCACGATTTATCGAAATAGAAATACTGGCCGTCCCGGGAAGGCTTAATGAAATCGGGCTGTATGTACTCCAGCAGTGATAGCTTGTCCGGTCCCACATACTGCGACACCCCCTTGATCAGCATCTCATTCACTCCCACGCAGCAATTATGCTTGGCGAACTGGAACAGGTAGTCCCGGACGTCGCTCGCCTCCAAGGACCTAACCAAAGGAGGTTCCAGATGGATGAACAAGAAACTCTTGTCCTGTCTTCTCAGGCGCCCAAAACCACGGTTCTGTAAAAAGTTCTGGGAATTCACGTAACAAAACTCATAATCCGATCTTTCGTTATCTTTCCCCTCATTCCTCTTGACAACACGCCAGAACTGCTCGTCCGCGTCAAAGGGCTGAGCCGATACGACCTTGCCATCCTCATCGAATTTCCAGCGGTAACGGTTGAAAAGGAATTCCGGAAGATTCTTCAGCAGATCCTTGTGGCGCTCTGCAAACGCCTCATGGGAGTGAAGACACCAAAGCTCCATCAGCCTGTGGTCAGTGAAACCGGTAATTTTAAACATCTCTACATACTGGCCGGAACCCTTCTTATCATTACAGGCATAATCAAAATCCGCGGCCAGCTCGTCCTCTTTTCCCAAAAGAGTATTGGCCAGCAGGTCATCAAGCCCCTTGTCCCCTGCATCATTTTTGCGGATATGCCCTACAAATATTTCCAGATAGATGTCACGGTTCTTCAGACTACGCATATACTCCTTGAAATTCCTGGCAGCGGAATAAAAGTTCCTGGGACGTTTCTCAACCGGATCGTTTATCTTGATATTACTTGAGATATCATCCCAGTCCGAATCAAAAACAAATGCCACCTCCCTGACCTGGCAACCGGTGACAATCCTGACGAAATCCTCCGGTAGCGAGCCATTATTTCCCAGATTCTGTATCCCTGACACGGCAATGGACGGGATGCCATGCTTGCACGCCTTCTCCGCTTTCTTCTCGCCCTCCTGGATATACAAGCGGTCTATCCTCGTACCGCTCTTGAAGGCGGTGCGTATTTTTTCCGGAATATATATAGGAGTACCGGACCCCCGCGGCGATTTGTATTTGAAAGGCTTCCCATCCTTGTCCAAATGCATTTCCGGGAACTGCCAACGAATGCGGTAGTATTCCTTCATCTCCCCGGCCGCCCTGCGCTTGTTATCCTTCTGGACATAACGGACAGGAAGACCGTCCAGATCATAATATTCTATGATGACATCATCCCCCTTGGCCGTCAGCATTCCCCGCTCATCAATCGTTCCCGGTTTGAAAGTACGGCACTGGAACACGGATTTCGTATCATCGGTCTTGTACACACTGGCGGTCACATCCTCGAAAGTCAGTCCCGAGGCGGCCAGCATTCGGGCGCAATAAGAACCCGTATCCAGCCCTTTGGCAACCTTGCTTCCCTTCTTCATCTTCTGGACCGGTTTCCCAGCCGGTTTGTCCGGATGGGGGTCCAGCAGCACACAGAACTTCTTGGCAAGGTATTCCAACGCATCTGTATAACCGTATCCTTCGATATTCATCAGATACGACACGGCACCCTCTCCGCCAATCTGGCAGGAGAAGCACTTGAACAGATTCTTGCCGGGGCTGACCGTGAATTTCTTCGCGCTTCTGCACTTGGGGCATTCGCAAACATAATCCTTGCCGGATTTTCTCAGTTCCCGGAAATCCTGCACAACGTCAAGCAACCTGCCGTCCGACGCTGATTTTATCCTTGATATTTCGTTTTCATTAAAATACATAACAAATAATTATATAAATAAGCCGCAACTTCATAAGACAACACAAAATTACCGGATTGCAGCAACCCGGAATGGACCGGAAATGATGATGTTCCCGGAACACTTTGCACCTTTCAATTCATTGACATCTTGTCTCGGTTCACTGTTTTAGTCCTTTCGTACTCCAGCAGAGCGGACGTCACCGCCTTCCGAAAGTTCTCATTCACAGCTATTGCACCATAAAGCAGCCTATGTAGTCTTGCCCCCTTACAACTGGAAACATGTCCGGCAAATATCTCATAACCCTCCCCAGTATCCTCTTCTGACATTATTGTACAGGAAACATGTAAACCGGTCTCCTTACTTTGTTCCAGTATAAAGGAGAGAAAAGCCTTTATTTCAGTTTGTTTATTCTTGGAATTCATAATCTTATATCTAGTGTATTCATTTTTAATCTGTTATAAATTAAAAAGCTCATCCATTTCTTGATAATCTATGCAGTTTATAGGGATATATAAATCAGGGTCGTCTAATTTGATGTCAGGTCCCCAACATTCTAGTTGTTTTGCGCAATCAATACAGAAATATTCTTCATTTTCCATTTTATTCCTTTCTATTTAGTTTTGAGCCATACGGCAGACATTCAACCGCCGTATGACAATGCGCTTATTCAACTATCACCCAATCGTTAGCAAGCATATCCGTCTGTGATGCAAGCCAACCATTTACAATGGTGCCATCGGCAGCTTTCATACATAAGTATGCAGTAAACTTGATTCTATCAGTTTCCGAATCTCCATAATTGTTGGCAACCCATCTTTTGAATGATTCGGGAAGTGATTTAACCTGATTCACAATCATGTTAGTCGGCAGACTATCTTCAGGTCGCATAAATATAAACATTCCCTTACCATTCCATCCTTTACGAGCAACAAGATGTCCCCGTTTAAGTGATTCCAGTGCCTGCCCAAATGTTCCTGTTTCTTCTCCCAATAATTCACCTTTCATTGCTCCAAGAACATAAGCTGTTTGAATAAGCCCTTCACACTCTTTTGCTTCTTTGTTACACGATACTACACTTGCTGCATATTCGGCAGCCTTTTCATCTAATGTTTTCATTTTAATAAATATTTTTGATTAAACATTGAATCCGCTTGTTGAAACTGTTTCGTAAAGCGGTTTTCTTTATTATCTGGCAGTGCATCCGGTTGAGGTGAATTCTTTGCCGGATGATTCTCAACTGAATTTCTTGGTGATGCGCATCCCGCTATCAGAGCGAAAGGTACGCAGATTATTAGTATCTTCTTCATTTCTATATCGTTTTAAATATTAATCTTTTTCGATGAAAGTGTTAGTAGTATTCAACACTCCGGCTGAATCCCGATTTTTACCATCACGCACAAAAAAACTATCGCTTAACAGCCTTTCATAATCGATTTTATTCATAAGAATAACACTCGCATTGCCATCTATATACAGTTTGCATTGCATGAATTGAGTTCCTTTTACTTCCTCAATTACATCTATTTGCATTGTTCTTTTTTTACTCATATCTTTCCTGTTTTACTCTAATTGTTATCTAAATACTAATCTCTTTAAATTCGTATGGAGTAATCTTTCCTTTTTCTTTCACAGAAGAAAAGAATAAATCTGCTGAGCAAACACATTCGGGCATTCCACTCGTATTACAATCGTCGGGAACGGTTGCCAAGATGCATAAACCATCTGCTGGCAGATGCTCACAACTGACTTTATCATCCCAGTCAATATACTTTTGTGCTTCCTTTGCGATATCTTCACATCTATACCTATAATTTATGTAGGCATTATCCGCAGCTTTCAGTAACTTAGATATATTCATTTCTGTTCGGTTTTGAGTTATTTGAATAAGTTTTTCATGGACTTGTTTATCGCATCCAGTTTATCATCCATTGATGGATGAACATATAGATTCATAGTCGTAGATACATCTGAATGTCCTAAGATACGACTCGTTGTCTTCATATCGGCTTTAGATGCAATCATGCGTGTGGCGAATGAATGCCTTAGACCGTGGAACTTAATACACCTGTCCAATCCAACTTCATTCAAAACGAGATGCCTGTAATAGTTTCGGTAAACCCTTGGCTCACAAAACTTCTCATCTCCAGTAGTGACATAAAAACTATCATTATAGCAAGCCTTGAATTTTTTCAAGATACCGAGTAAATCACGGCCTATCGGAATATCACGGCGACTTTCTATAGTCTTGGGAGTAGATTCTATAACCTTGGTTTTTCGGGTGTCAATATCCATAATTCGTTCAATAGTATGAGTTACATGGATACATTTGTTATCAACATCTATATTCTCCCACCTCAGTCCGCAAATTTCACCAATTCTCATACCTGTACACAAGCCTATTAGAATGCCCAAGCGCTTAGGTTTCGGATAATCCACTATGTACGAGATTATTTTTTTTTGTTCAAATTCTGTATATACTTCAAGATCTTTAGTTGCTTCCATATTGGCAGTAGGAAACTGAACACGATATTTAATATATCTTACACCAAATCGTTCCATTGCATAATACAATAGCATCTTAAAAGAGATGAATATGTCTTTAGCTGTTTTCACAGATAACCCTTCTTCAATCAAAGACAGCATAAATCTCTGCATTTCGTCATTAGTAACATATTCCGGGTCTTTATCTCCATATATCGGAAGTATTTTTTGTGTGAACTGATAGACATAAGTGGAGCATGTACTTTCCTTTACTAACTTGCGCTTAACAGGAAGCCATTTATTGTATATCTCTTGAATCGTCATTGTATATTGCTTTTTATGATAAGTTTATGTTCAGGATCCTTTATAATATCACTAAACCCTAAAGTATCATCTTTACGGTTTAGAAGAATATACTTCATTTTTATGGATTTTCCCAAAACGTCGCCATGATAAACGTACCCCATAATCCCGCGAATTGATAAATTAAGGAGCAAAATAGGTATTGATCGTGCAGACAACTCCCAACATGTCACCATATTCTGCGATGGAAAGTGCTCCCAAGGAATCTTGTTGTGGCACCGCTGCCACCAATCAGCGATTATCATAGAACCATTTCCGGCTGTAGGCTCATGTATCGAACCAGCCTGGCTGGTTAATTTAGAACAAAGGATTCCAAGGGAGTTTGGTGTGAAATCCTGTTTCTTCTGCTTCCGCTCTGACAATTCATTCTCATACAAAGCCTGAAACCAATCATAAGACATATCGTAATCATTCATACGGATCAATTCGTTATAGATTTTATTGCGTAATTCTACAGAACCGTCAAGAATACGCATTACTGCATCAGGAAGATCTCTTAAATCTTCTATATGAAATATTTTAAATGCTTCTTCTTTTGTCATATTAATAATCAATTTCTGTTAACCATGCATTATCGTTCTCAAAATACACTCTATAGCCTCTCACCGTTTTATGACCTTTCTTTTTTAAACAAACATCACTTATGTGAGATGGAGTAATACATAATTTTGCACCAGCCTCATTGACAGAAGCATATACACCTATCAACTTCCTGTCTTTAATAACGACAACAGATTTCTTATTCATACCTGCACCAGTTTTATGATGCGCTCCACGACCTTTTACCAAACCTTGTAAACTTCTACGCTTCGTCCACTTTGAATGATAGGTCATTCTCTTCCCTTTATTATGTGGAGTACAACCTTTTAAAAACTGGCCATTAACAAGATTCCTCTCAGGCCGCTCAGGCGGTATATATAATTCACTCATATCTGTTCGATTTTGAATTATTTTTTTATAACTACCGCCATTGTACTAATGGAAGTGCCACTCTCTTTAAACTCCCCCGCGCTGATTTCAAACACTTCTCCATGTAC